ACAATTGGCGGATCAACAGTTCGGTATGTGGAATACTTAACGGATCGACAAGCGGCAAGCGACGTTACACTTGGCGTCTTCCTTGATTCAGCGTTATCATACAGCGGTGCGGCGACAACCACGCTTTCCGGCCTTGACCACCTTGAGGGAGAAACCGTTGACGTTCTGGCCGACGGTTCCGTGTGGAAGGGATTGACCGTAACGTCCGGGGCTGTGACTATCCCGCAAGCGGCAACCGTCGCCCATGCCGGGTTGCCGATACCGACGCCGACAATCGAAATGCTACCGCTGGAAGTACAGGGGGCGAACGGCAGGAAGCGGAGAGTCGTCCGGCTTTTTGCAAGGCTGGAAGCGTCAAGGGGGATGTGGGCAGGACCGGACACGTCGCGCATGACAGAAGCCAAATGGCGAAGTGATGAAGTCTACGGGGAGGCGACGGGACTATTTACCGGCGACAAAGAGCTTCTGGTTCAAAGTGTGTGGGGGATCAATGGAACGCTTGTTATTCAACAACGCGACCCGCTCCCGTTAACGATTAATGCCGTCATGCCGGAGATTGACTTAGGTGGATAATCCGAAAGTTCGCACTGTACGGCTGGAAGATTTCGCTATTGTCGCGGACGGTATGCGAGAAAGCGACCGCGAAGAAGTATGGGCTTCACACAACCATTCACCATACGAAGCACTTAGATATTCGTTCGACGGTTCGCATTATGCTAAAGTGCTTGCAGATTGTAGGGATATCCCCTATTGCATGTTTGGGGTTGCTGCAATTACTCCGTTTTCACCTGTTGGATCACCGTGGATGTTGGCGACGGAGACTATCAATGAGCACAAAAAAGAGTTTCTTCGATGGTCTCTTGTGTATGCCGACAAAATTCGAAACATGCACAGCAGACTTGAAAACTATGTTCATGCGAAGAACATCCTTTCAATCGACTGGCTCCAGTGGTGCGGATTCACGATTGAAGAACCGGCACCATACGGCAAAGAAAATGACCTTTTCCGCAAGTTCTGGATGGGGGTAAAACATGTGTAATCCGGCAATTATTATGGTGGCGTCAACGGCGCTCTCCGCTTATAGCCAGTACAGCCAGGGACAACAAGCAAAGCAACAGGCCGAATTTCAAAGCAAGGTTGAATATAACAACGCCGTTGCCGCGAAATATCAGGCCGACAATGCCGCCAGGCTTGGAGAAATCGAACGGGAAGAACTTCGCTTGGCGCAGGCACGCGGACAAGCCCAGGGCCAAGTCGCCTACGCCGCCGGAAATGTTCAACTCGGGAGCGGAACCCCGCTATCATGGTCGATGGATTATGCCGAACAGGGAGCGCGTGATATTGAAATGAGCCGGTATAACACGGAGTCCGCCATGTATGGATACAACCAGCAGGCGCGAAACCTGTTGACGCAAAGCGGGCTGTCCAAAACGGCGGGGCGCAACGCCGCGAAGTCAAGCATTCTTTCGGCAGCCGGGACCGTGGCCAGCGGCGCAAGCCGATATTACCGGAATAGCCAGGGATAAGGGGGAGCGATGCCGAAAGTCCCAATCTATCAGCCGCAAATAAGCCCGCAACGGGTCCAAATTCCCCAACAGTCATTCGACACGCGGGGAGCTTTCGGCGTGGATACGTCCGGCCTAGCCCAAAGTCTCGGCAACGTTTCCGACGATATGCTGGCCGTTCAACGCCAACAAGAGGAATACTCGGCGAAAAAGGCTTATCGCATGTTCGCCGGTCAGGTAAGCGACTATCTCCAGAATCCCGACACCGGGGCGCTTTACCGGCAAGGCGAAGCGGCAATGAATCTCCGCGCCGACTATGAAAAACAATCGCAGCAATTCCGGGCGAAGCTCGGCGCGGACCTGAAAGGTCTGGCCAAGGTCAAGTTCGAAGAGTTCGCGGAATCGGCTTATCAATCTGGACTTGAGCGGGTATCGACCCATGAACGCGGCGAAATGGTTAAGATGTTTGACGCCGAAGATACGGCGATTCTTGAGCAATCCGTGGGCGACGTGGTGCTTTACGCCGGCACGCCGGGTGCGGACACGGCGTTGCAGACGATCAACGCAACGGTCGATTCCCTGGCCACCAGAAAGGGCATTCCGAAAAACTCCCCACAGTATGAGAATTTCCGCAAAGAATACACAACCAAGGCGCACACCGGGGCGATTGACAACTATTTGCAACGCGGCAACGTGGAAGCGGCAAAGGAATATTTCGAGAAGAACAAAGACGACATTTCGTCCTTGTCAACCGACAAGATCAACAAGGCCATTCAAGAACACGCCGACCTCGCCTTTGTTCAAAATACCGCCGACGAGGTGAGCGCAACGCTTCCGACTCTTTCGGAGCAATTGTCCTACGTTCGAGAAAACCACGCCGGGGAGCGTGAAGACGCCATCATCAAGGCCGTCAAGGCCCGGTGGGATGAAAAAGAGTACATGCAGAAGCAGGCCAAGGATGATGAATGGGGCCGCGCCTTGGACTTCCTTGTCGCCAACCGGAACAATCCCCGCGCCATGGAAAGCATCTTGCCGAAATTGCAGGACAGCGAGAACAAGTACAAAGCCATCCAACTGGCGGAAAGCTTGCGCCCGAAACCGACCGAATCCGCCGAAACGGGCACGGCTACCAATCGGCTCCTGGCAATGAATCAAATCCGCCGCAACATCGACGCCGGGGCATACAAATCGGACGCGCAAGTGTTGGCCGATGCTTCCATGGCTGGACTTACGGCTTCCCAGCAATCCGACATCCTCGAAAGCTACAACGTCGGCGGGAACAAGGGGGAACTGGAACAGACGACCCTTGATAGCGTTGTGAAACGGCTTGATCCTGACGGGAAGGGAACAGACAGTTATCCCGGTATTTTCGAGGCAGTGCAAGCGGCTTTGCCGCCTGGCGCACCAGTAAACGATACCACGTTGACCAAGCTGGCCGCGCAGTTTATCGCCATGGGTGAAACGAAAGACGGCGGATTTGGATACGGAAAAGACGCAACATATCTAGCCGCCGTGAAAGCCGGACGGGGCCGCGATTGGTTGCCAGACGTAACGCGGGAAGAGCGGGACAACATCGAAATGATTTTGAAATCGGCTAAGAAACCGGTAAATGATAGAACCATTCGCCTATACAAAAAACACGCCATACTTGGCCATCCGATTGAGGTGAAATAATGGCCGATACTCTCGATTGGATGGATCAGCTTGAAGGCGGCGGTGGAGGCAACGGGGCCAATCCGAAAGCCGAAAACCTCGACTGGATGGACCAATTTATTGAACCTGTAGAAGATAAAGCGTCCACCAATCTATCCGTCGCCAACCAACTCACCACGCCGGAACAAGAGGCGCAAGCATTCCGGGATTCACGGACAACCGGAATCCCAATTAACGTCTTGCGCGAACTCCCCGAAGCGGCACAGCACAAGATGTTCCAAGAGGCCGTGGCGCGGGACAAGCGGCTGCAAGAATACTATTCCCGCGATATGTCAACGGCGGCAATTTCCGCGAACGATTACGAAGCGCTTGGAAACCTGGGGAAAACCGTTGACGCCGTGAAAACGACCGTTGGCGCGGTAACTCAGGGATACGAACAGGGGCGCGAGGATGTTGGGCAACTCGGCTATGACCTGTTCGATTACCACGTTTTGGGCGACACAAGCAAGGAAGGCATCATAGCAGACCGCAAGGCCAAAGCCATGGCCCGCGACGAGTTTGAAGGGATCGACTACGCGCTGAATTTGGCCGCGAAGACGGGCGGGACCGTAGTCCATGCCGCGAACACAGTCTCCCGCCGTGCTGGCGAAGGTATGGTCATCGGGACAGCCGGCGGCGCGGCTATTGGCTCTACATTCCTTGGGGCTGGCGCTATCCCAGGTGCAATCACCGGCGGCATTGGCGGAACGGTCATGGGCGGGAGAATCGGTCTTGCCGACGCCACTTTCCGTATGGAAGCCGGTCACGCCATTGACGAGTTCAAGGGCATGACTGACGAGAACGGAGAGGCGCTAGACCCGCAACTTGCCACGGTCATGGGCTTGGCATACGGCGCAACGGCGTCCGGGATTGAACAACTTGGCATTTCGGCCCTGGCCAAGGCCTTTCCGGCCCTCGGCAAATTCGGAAAAGACGCCGCCAAGGAAGCCGTCAAAAAGGCTGCGCTCGACAAGACTTTCCGCGCTCAGATGATGGGCGTTTTGAAGAAATACGGCCAGGGTGTAACCGTCGAAACGATTGAAGAGATTTCACAGGAAGCCGCGCAAATCTTCGCCGGGTGGGCGGCAACCAAGATTTCCGAAACACAGGACGACACCTATTTCGACGAGCAACTATTCACCTATGACAACCTGGCAAGAATCGGCCAAGTCGCCAAGGAAACGGCTATAGGCGTCGGGACTCTCGGCGTCGGCGGTGTCACGGTCGCGGCTACGAACGCGGCCATGAAGACGCAACAGGCGCAGGTTTTCGACGAACAGCAATCGCAGATCAACGCGGCATTGCAGACTACGAAGACGAAGCGACTTAGCCCGAAACACGCCGAAGACATCCTAGACATTATGGGCCTTGGCGAGGATGTTTATATTCCAGCGGAAGCGGCAGCGGAGCTTTACCAATCCGGGGCCACGTTCTTGAACAAGGTCGGCTTGTCTCAAGAACAGGTGGCCGGATCCGCCATGGCCGGGCAAGACGTTGTGGTCAAACTTTCATCCCTTCACGCGAACCTTGAGCCGGAAGAGTTCACCGCCGTCAAGGAAATCATGAAAGCAAGCCCCGGCGCAATGAGTATGCGCGACGTGCAAGCGGTTGACGTGGCGAAATCCGTTGACCATATCCGCGAACTCTACGCCAAGGCAACCGAAAACGAGGGGCAATTCAAACAGGAACTTGACCGGACCAAGAAAGAAATATCCACCGCAATCGCCAAGCGGCCGGAGATTGAAGCGCAATTGGTCAAGGCAGGTTCTACCGTGACAGAATACGTCAACACATGGGGAAAGACGGTCGAAGCGTTCTCCCGGCGAATGGCCTATTACGGGGCGGACCTTAACGAAACCTTGCAAAAGATCAAGGTACGCGTTGCCAATGCGCCGACGGCACAAGTCATGGCCGCGCTGAACGTGGATGAAATCGACCTGGCGGAAATCACGATCAAGGACATTCAGCAGAACGTCACGACAAGCGAGAAACTGGTAATCGACGGGAACAAGAAAGACGCGACGATCTCGGCCAATGCTATTACCGGAAGATGGTTTCTCGACCAAGAATTTTCCGCAAAAGAAGCAACGGCGGCGCTCCGGGCTTTTGCCAAAGGAAATAAACTGACCGCGAACCAACAAGCAATAATTGACAGTTGGCGGGCGGAACAATCGCGGATAAAGAAGGAATATGAGGCGATTCCGTTTCAGATGTTTCAATCGGCGTGGCATGGTTCACCGCACACCTTTGACAAGTTCAGCACCTCGGCAATCGGAACCGGCGAGGGTGCGCAAGCTTACGGGCACGGGCTTTATTTTGCCGGGTCGAAGGGTGTGGCGGAGTGGTACAAAAACAAACTCAGCAACTCAAAGGTACTTTATAAGGGGCAAGATTATCAGGCTGTTTCCAGAGAGTTGCCGCGAGAGGCTTATTCGGCCCTTGCTGTGGTCCAAACACAGGGAAGCATCGACGCCGCCATAGAAAACATAGGAAACCGCAAGGGGGAAGCCGCTGCAAAAATTGGCGCGTGGCTGGAGAAAAATAAACAAGACGTTACCTTTGACAATGCCGGGCGCCTATACCAAGTTGAACTCGCGCCTAAAGAAGATGAATTTCTACTTTGGGACAAGCCGCTGAGTGAGCAGAGCGAGAAGGTGAAGGAGGCGTTGAAAAAAGACAATCCAGAATGGTTTGAGGAGGTGTGGCATCAGGGGGTAAATGTTGTCACTGATCCAGAAACTATCGCACGGATTGAATCCGCAAAACCTACTGAACGCAAAGCTCAGGGCATAGAAAAGTCTGTTCCAGCCGATACTATAACTGGTCAACAAGCGTATTTTCACGCCAACCCTGATGCAACGACAAAAGGACGAGACGACCGCGCCGCCTCCGAATACCTGCATTCCCTCGGCGTTCGCGGCATCAAATATCTGGACGGAACTAGCCGTGGCGGTAAAAACGAGAATTACAACTACGTCATTTTCAGCGACGAAGACGTCGAAATAACGGAGATGTTTCAAGACAAAAAATCCCCTCGCGGCTCCGTCGAAATCACGCCAAACAGTTTCATCGTCAACCTGTTTGAACGGGCCAACACTACCACGCTACTTCACGAAACCGCCCACATCTTCCTCGAAGAGTTCCGCGCCGTCGCTGAAATGGCAGACGCCAACGAATCGGCGGTTAAAGACTTCGAAACCATAAAGAAGTGGCTCAAATTCGACGGCGGCGAGTTCACAACCCTGCAACATGAAACCTTCGCCCGTGGCTTTGAAACCTATCTGATGGAAGGCAAAGCGCCGGACGTTGCCCTTGAACGCGCGTTCGAGCGATTCAAAAAATGGCTGACGCAGATTTATCGTGAAGTGCGGGCGCTGAACGCGCCGATCAATGACGACGTTCGCCGGGTGTTCGACCGCCTTTTGACGACCGAACAGGAAGTGGAAAACGCGGCAGCGGTCAATGAAATTGTAACCGCGACCGATTCCGTCCTTGACGCACTCAAGGTCAAACCGGCCGACCGGGAGTACATGAAGCGTTTGATTGAGGCCGGAAAGCGTCGGGCGGAAGCAAAATTGCAACAAGCCCGTGACGAACGGATGAAAGACCTCAAGAAAGCCTGGCGCGAAGAGGCCGAAGAAGAACTAAAAGAGGATCCGGTTTATCAGCTTCGCGACCGTTTCCGCACCAAAGGCATGGGGCTTGACATTGACGACGTGGCGCACACGTTTGGCCCGGACGCCGTGGAGCGGTTGCGGAACCGTATCGGGCTAGGAGTGGTCAAAAAAGACGGCGCATTGGTGGCCCAGGTTGCCGCTGAATACGGTTTCGTCAGTCCGGACGCCATGTTGACGGCATTGCTCGAATCTCCCGGCAAATCGGAAAAGTTGACGCAAATGGTCGATGAGAAATTGGCCGTGCATGACGAGCAATTTAAGGCCGAGGATTACCTTGTCGAAGCCGAAGAGATCGCCGAGCATGTCGAAGCCGTTGGGCGGTATCTGGCGACGGCGGCAGGAGTGGAGAGGCGCGTTGATTCCAGGGCGTTTGAGAAGATTGCCAAAGACCGCATGGCCGATATGCCGGTATCGCAATCGACGAGAACAGACATCTATCTGGCGGCCGTAAAGACCGCGCTTAGAAAAGAGCGCAACGCCATTGCGACCGGCGATTTCCAAACGGCGTACACCGCCAACCAGCAAGCGCGTCTTAACCTGGAGTTCGCCAAGCAAAGCCGCGCTATCCGCAAGACTGTTGAATACCTCGAAAAACTGGCGACCCGCGTCAACAAATCTAAGCCGGTCTCATGGCAACCCGGATACCGCGTCAACGCCATTCGACTGGCAACGCGTTTTGGTCTGGTCAAGAAACCGAATTACACTCCCGACGACTTCGCCGCCGCGCCAGAGCTGGCAAGCCTGTTGTCCGGAGATGCCGACGCCCTGGATGGGAGCGCCGGTCTTGACTGGTCGGAATGGTTGCTCAAGTCCGATTTTGCGACCGGATACAAATCCCTGACGCTTGAGCAAATCGAAGAACTTTCGAACCTCATGAAATACTTGCGCCACGTCGGAAAACCTGAAACAGACAAGGTCATGACGTTCGCCGATATGACCAAAGAACAAATCTTGGCGGAAATCATGGCCCCGCTGAAACGAATGAAAGAGCGAAAGGTTTTCCAGAAAGGTTCGTTAATCAAGAAACTTGCCGACAGCGCCGCGTCCAAGATCGAAAGCATGTCAATCGGTCAATACATTTGGCAACGCGCCGACAATTTCACCAATGTTGGCAAGGCCGGAAAGGGCGTTATCGGTCCGCATGAGAAGCTGTTTCATCTGAACTTTTCCAGGGCTTCGACCAAGGAATTATCACTAAAGCGGCAATTCGCAAAGGAACTTGAACCCCACTTCCAGCACATAATGAAAACGTTGACGGACAACCCGAAGGTTGTTAACACGACCATCCCGACAACGCCAAGCATGTCCCATGCCCACGGGACCGGGTGGACGCTAGAGGAAGTTTTTGCCATAGGCTTCAATCGTGGAAACGCTTACAACTGGAATGCCGTGCTGACTGGTCACAATCTGAGCGAAGCGCAAGCCAACGAATTGCTTAAACTCTTGACGAGAAACGACTGGAAGGCGATTCAATCAATATGGAACATCGTCAACAGCTATTGGCCACAGTTGCAGGAGGTCCACGAAAGAATCAATGGATTCCGCCAGAAAAAAGTCGAAGCCGATCCGTTCGTGACTCCCGAAGGCCAGCAGATGGAAGGAGGGTATTACCCGCTTAAATTTGACGCGCTCATGGACGAAACCACGGCGGCGCGGGACGAAATGCAGATGTTCAAGGACACGGCCGGCGCGGCG